AATAGCTTTACTTAAACTTTTAGGATTGTCTTTAAAAAGCCCAAGCCCAGTATTACATTTCTGACAAATTAATCCTCTAATTTGATCAGATTCGTGGCAGTGATCAACAGATAATTTGCCTCTCTCTGTGTCCTTGCCGTCTATCCCGCAGATCAAGCATTTATTGTCTTGCCTAAATGCTATCTCAACGTAATCTTTAAAAGTAATTCCGTATGCATTCTTATAACGAGAATTACGCCTAGCTACTGGATCAGCCAATTACTTTTTTATTGATCCGCCAATATGTTAGTCATTGCTCGATCTATGCGCTTGTTCATACGCTCTTCAAGCTCTTTCATTTGTGCGTCAACTGACACAACGCGTTCGTCAAACCATTTCTGAGCGTTGACAATTGCCTCTCTATTGCGCTCTTCCCATGCAACTGCATTTTCATTAAATGCCGCCATCCTAGATTCAAACTTAGATTGCGCATCATCTAATGCTTTGCGACTTTTGTCCAAGTTTGCCTGAGACTGCGCATCTACTGATTGCAATCTTTCGTCAAACCATTTTTGAAAATCTTCAACAAGTTTGCGGTTAGAGCTTTCGTTTGCTTTTGATTTGCTGTCTATTTGATTTATTCGATCATCAAAATAGATTTTAGCTTCTGCCAAAACATCACGATTCCTTTTTTCAACATCTCGCATGGCTTTTTCAACATCAGATAAAGCGCTTTCAACATTGATAACATCAGTTCGTAAATCTTCCTTAATATCTCTTGCATAGCTAATTGCCTCCTCTACTTTAATCATAGAAGTGTTTACTTGAGTCTCGATTGCGCCTGGATCAAGATTTCTGAGCTTTGCTTTTAAGCCCTCATAATCTTGCCAGAACAACGCGGCTCCCCAAACGATACCAGCCGCACTACTAAGTGCCGTCAATACCGCAAAAACTTTTCCACCAGTAAATTTAATGCCGCCTACGTTAATTTCTGTACTCATATTGTTCGTCCACCATTTCGTTCCATTTTTTATCGTCTAAGTAAATCGCGCCCCAAAGTCTATCTTTTAGCTTGTTAGTTTCCTTGAGTTCTATAATATCGTAAAACTCAGCATCTTGAAGTTGCGCCACTGCCTCATAGCTTGGCGCTGACATTGACATAACCGCAATAGCTACCGCCTGAGCCTGCGCGTCATAGGCTGAATCAAAGTTGGCGGCAACCTGTTGCATACTCATTTCGGTGATCGTTATGACATTAGACTTAGTTTCAGAACTACCAGAAGAAGATGAATCAGATGATTCTTGCTGTTCAGATTGCGCCTGCTCAACTTTAGCGTCAGGTTCTTGCGAAGATTGCTCTTGCGCCACTTCTGGCTCTTGCCGTTGCTCTGCTGGAGCCATTTCTGGAGTTGGTTGTTGATCTGACATTTCGATCTCAACCATTACCTCTTCTGACATTTCTGGAGACTCCATTGGAGCTATCTCCATATCTGGCATACTCATGTCTGCCATATCCATTGGAGCGTCCATAGTTGTATCCATCCCAGGCATGTCAATTTCAACAACTATTGGATCAAGCGATGGCATTGTAGTATCAACGCCAACATCCATAGATGGATCAATGCCTATATCTGCAACTGGATCTATAGCTATATCGGAAAAGTCTGGATTGATAATGTCATCTAGCGCTGGATCGGTAACTAACATCTCGGTGTAAGTGTTGTAATCGAGATTGAAATATACGTCTGTAGTTGCGCTGGCGAAGTATCCATCCCATCCGCCTGGATCTTGCGAAGTAAAGCTGATAGTAGCTGTGGTGTAATCTTCTGTGGCAGTAAACGAGAAATCGTAATCCACAAAGTAATCGTTATAGTTTAACGTTACCGTATCGGTGTAAGTGTTGTTGCCGTAATTAACCGTAACAGTAAGAGTATCGTAATAGCTGGTGTCAGCAGTTTGCTCGCACCATGCTCCACTAGGTGTATTGTTACATCCGTATGCGCTCATGCCGTATCTTATATCGCCAATGAACTCATATTGACTTAAATCTATTACCTGAGATACGGTGGCTTCTGTATTGCTATAAACCCATATAACACTGTCAGCGCCAGATTGCCAAAAGTCTATATCGCCGTCGAAAGTCCATTCAGAATTGTCAATAAGATTATCGGTAGTATCTACCGCAAGACAAAAGCTAGGAATTAGTAGCGATAATGCTACCTTACGGAATGCCATTGACGTGGGCCTTTTGGCTTCTCATACTTAGCTTTAAACTTTTCTGCCCTCTCAACTTCTGCCGCTAATACTGTTTTTTCATATTCAAGCGCGCCTTCTGGCACTCGATCAAGATTAGCAAGCCATGCTTGTTTTGCGTTTTTACCAATCAGTCCATTGATTGGGCAATATGTACCAGCGTCCCACATTGACTGAAATACTCGATGATCCGCCATACATAATAATGAAACTGCGGCAACCTTCATGCCCATAGCGTATAGCTGTTTTGATAACTTTAAGTTTTCACAATTAACGTCACGGATAGTAGTTGCGCCAGATATTCCAAGTATCTGAGTTTGAACCGCGCCAGCAACTCCAGTAGTACATATATCAGTATTGTTTACGATTACGTTTGGAGAGTGCGCACTGTTTACTGTTTTATCTACAGTGGTAGTGCCAACGGTGTTAGATGAACTAGAAACTGTACTAGATACCGTGCTACTTACAGTATCTGTTGCGGTAGAAGTTGCAACTGGGATAGTTAAAAGTAGCGCTAGTAGTAGTTTTCTCATCGGAATAATGGACTCTTAGGTTTAGATTTCTTAGCTATTTTTGCTAATTTTTTACGTTTGCTTAACTTTTTTCTTTTAGGAATTGGTTTTGGTTTTGAATCAAAAGATTTAACTTTGGCCATTACTTGTCAGCCTTTCCGTCAATCTTTGCGTCGATAGCATCTAACTTATCAATAACTCTATCAACAAATCTTTCAAATTCTTGGCGTTTAACATAGCTTCCGGCGACCAACACTTCCACTTCACTGAGTCTTGTTTGAAGCCTCGATTGAGCCTTCTGTATGTCTCGTATAGAACTCCATATGCTGTTTATAAGAAATCCCAGAGATGTAGTAGCTATACCGAAAACCCAGTTGAATAAAGTTTGATCCATCAGTATGTTCCTTCCCATACTCTTAATTTACTAAAGTCGCCAGATAGTATCTTGCGCTTAATAACTTCTTTGGCCGCCTCATGGTCAGACCAACTAATGCCAGCCTCCTTGAGCCATTGCGCCATTATATGCAAAGGAATGCGTCCTACCAGTCTTTTATCGCCAGTTTGCCCAAGTCCGGCATCTTTTATTTGCTTGACAGAATCTAAAACTGGTTGATTGTCATACACTCTCTCAATGGTAAGAGTATCTCCACCGTCGTCGTGATGAACTATTTCTTTAATTTTCAAAACAAACTCCTAAAAAAAGGGGGGCATTTAGCCCCCCCGTATCAATTAAGATACTGTGTTGTCAAATACGCCGCCGTGTGCTTTCTCGTTGTTACATACGAGAGTTAGCTCGGTTACGACTTGACGCTTGGTGTTGTCACCAGTTTTTGCAAGCTCAGTGTTTGAAGTTCCGCGAAGAACTGCAACTGACCACATGTCATCTTGCATGATGAACACGTCGCGTGAACGGTTCTCACGAGATGGAAGGAACTCAATTGTTCCCCAAGGCGTGACGTACACGTCGAGTGATTTAACAACTTTCATGTCACCAGCCTGAACTGCTGAACGCTGATTGTTGTTACCAGTAAATGCAAGAGCTTTGTTCATCTGGAATGCTGAAAGATAAACAGTGTCTGGCTTGCCACCAGCTTCCCAAATTGACTGCATAACACCGTCAAAACGAGTTTGATCAAACGCTTGAAGCGTAGTCGTCTCGTCTGTACGAGCGTCAGTTCCGTCACCAGTTGGATCTGCACCTTCGTTATCACCAAAGTCGGTGTTAGAAATCAACCATGCAGGAGCGCCAGCAAGTTCACGAGCAGTTGAGCTGTCGCCAGCAACGCGAGCATTGTTGTCAAAGAGAGCTTTCTCAATGTCAAGTTTCTGCTCTTTAGCAGTCTTGAGCATTTGATAAGCAATCTCAGATGCGCGGCCAGCTTTGTTCAAACCTTTGTCAGTATCAGGAATGATAACTGCGTTCTTAAAGATTTGAGTGTAGTTACCACGACGTACAGTTGCTGTACGAGAGTTAGCAGTTGTGTCATCGCCTTCAATGTGAGCGTTAGCCGCAGAAGAGCGAAGAGCATCTGTTTGCCACTCATGGTAAGTGTTGGTTGCTTTTACTTTTTTTGCTTTAGAGTAAAAAGGTGTATCTTCTGGAGATACGTCATAAATGATATTAGAAAGATCCTCTCTAATACCAACAGCATCATAGCTGTCAAAAGTGTTACTTGGTTGTGCCATTTTAATTTACCTCAAAGTTATTCATTAACAATAAAGCTAAGGGCATCTTCGATGCGCCCGCTTTGTTTAAATTTGGCCCGTTGCCGTTCCATTGCTTTCTGGCGCGGATTTTCAACTTTCTTTGCCCCAGGCTTTATGACTGGTTTCGCGCCCTTGACTTTCGCCTCGGCTTTCGACTTGCCATCCATCATATTCCTGTACTTTGTGGCATCTGCTAAGATCCTAGCCGCTCTGCTATCTATTAGTTCCTCCATATCTTTATGGGTGTAACCATAGTATTCAGTAGCTAACTTATACATCCTATTTTTCAGAGATTCAGATTGTTTCGGATCTTTTAACTCAGGCACAAGTTCTAGCAATTTAATTGCCTCTTGCTGAGTATAGTATTCCTTAGCTTTTTTTTCGGCTTCTTTTGCATAATGAATTTCTTCTGCAATTTTCCGCCTTTGAGCGTGATATTTCTGAATGTCCTCTTCATATTGGGCTTTTGCTTCCACATATCCTAATGGATCTTCGTCGAAGAGAGCCTTTGTAGGTGCTTTTGGTTCTTGCAGAATTTGACCAGATTGATACATCTGTTCTAGTTGCATTACGTTCTGCCGTCTAGCATTGAGATCGCCGTACATTGCCTCAAGTTCTTTTTTAGACTGGGCAACTTCTTGCATTCCCTTTTGGATATACTTTTGGCCTGAATAACCTCGCTTTAGATCCTCTAGGCTTACCTGTTGTTCCACGCCATCAACCTTGACGGTGTGCCAAACTGGTTCCTCAGAATCGGCTTCGTCATCAGCCTCTTCGTCACTATCCTTCGCTTCGACTTCTACTTCCTCTTCCTCGCTGTCGTCGACCTCAGCGTCATCTACCTCATCCGATACCTCTTCTGACGCTTCCATCTCTGGAGTGGCATCTTCGGAATCAGTAACCTCTTCTGTCTCTACTTCTTCTGGCTCGTCAGGTTGTACAATAAGTCCAACTGCTTGCTCAATACTTCCGTCAAATTGGTTTTCAGTCGTGTCAGACACGGTGCTTATCTCCCTTAGTTGTTTTTGTCAAAGATTTTTTCGTCAGTTAAAACTGAGTTAATGTAATCATTGACCTCGCTTAATGCACAAATAACGTTGTGCGCCTTTTCTCGATCCTTTTCAGTAGAGTTTGAATTTAAAAAAATTGCAACTTGCTTAGATTTGATAGCCTCCATAACTGAGATAAAAGTCTCGTCGCCTTGAAGCTGTCTAACCTTTGATGCTTTATCTTTAATATTCATTAAAACCTTCCGCCAGTAACAGCTTGAGCAGGAGCTTGATCTGGATATCTAGGAGCCTGTTGAGCCTGTTTTATAGCCTCAACATCAACTTTTGCTCCATATTGCCCAAGTATTTTAGCGGCCTCAATAAGCAAATCTTGATCCATCTTATCGCGCTCTCTATCATCTTGCGCAATAGCTTTTTGAGCATCGACTTGCATCTTGACCAAATCTGTCTGAGCTTTAACCTGAGCTTTGAGTTGCTCTGCTTGCACCATTGCATTTCCTGGATCAAGTGGCTGAGGCCTCTGTGATGCTTCCATCATCTTCATCTGAATCAACTGTTGCTCAAGTTGTTCGTTCATTGGCGAGAAGTATCTGTCACTGTTTCTAATGCCAGCAACAGCTAACATATCAGCCAATGTATTGCGAATTAGCGTCATCGTTACCAAGCCATTGCCTGGGCCATATGTCTGCCATATCTGCATCTGTAGCCCTAGAGCTTGTTGCAGTGCGGCGGCTTTTTGATCGTCTTGCCCAGTTCCAAGGCCAACGTTACACATAACGTCCATATTGGTGTTCCACGAGCGTGGATCAATAGGCACAAACTGGCTATTCATACGCATTAATTGCTCTTCGTCACTGTTCTCTACAAACAGCTTCAACATGAGCTTAAATAAGCGCCTCATGCCGCCTTCTGCCAGATTCCTTGCCATTACCTCTACCTGAGCCGCGCCGCCTTGTGCGGTCAACTGAGCCGCCGTAGCGGTAGTATTTTGTAGGGCATCTGGATCTAGGCCCATAGCGGCCCTAGAAACGCCTGTCTTGCCCTCAATCATCTGATCCATATACTGGATAGCCGTAAGTGTTTGCGCGGCCACAAACGGCACAGAAATGTCCTGAATGGCGTTTGGAGACTTCATGCGGATAATACCGCCAATCTCGTTATTTAAGAGGTCGTCTACATTGACCTGATTTTCTACAAATCCAATCCTTGGATTGTTAGTCAATGCCACGTTATCCAGCACGCCACGAAGCATAGCTGTGGCCGCATCTTGATCGGTCATGATCAAATCTGCCACAGATCGACCAAAGAATGCGTGTGGCTCTGGATCTATCTCAAATATTGCAAATGGGACTTCTGTCCAAGGCTCATAATCCAATAGCTGATAATCGTTACCGCCAAGCGTAAATTTATATAGCTGTGCAACTCCAGTGCCTTCGATATCCATCTTCATGTAGGCTTCGGTAATTGCCACCAGCTTCATTGACAAGTCTGGCGTTTGATCATCCTCGTCCATCTGGTACCCGCGACGCTCAAAATCTTCTTGTTCTGAGTATGTGTCACTTGAGCCAATTCCGGTTAGTTTTGAGACTTGATCAAAATCGTATCCCATGTTGACAACGTCAGATACGCGCATCTCGGTGCGGTGAGCTATGACATAGAAGTCATCAATTGATCTAGCGTTTCTGTCCACCATGAATTCCTCTGGCGGGACAGATTCAACCATCATGCGCCCTTTTTCATTCTTTCGTATAACCGTGACAGAATGTTCTCTAGCTTCCATTTCCATGCCCATTTCATCAATGGATATAGAACTTTCTTCGCTATGCTCAATAACTTCAACGTCATCTTCACTAACAATTGCGGTAAATTCATCATCGGTTAAATTCGTATAAGAGTATGTTTCAGATTCTGTATATTTGTCCCAATATACCTTCAGAACTCCAACTTTCTTGACTAATGCGTCATGGAACGCATCATTTACAATGCGATATCCGCCAAGCTCTCCAAATGCCCAGTGCATGTATTGAGTAGCCATTTGAGCCGTTGATACATCTTCTGGGCCTTTTGGCACATACTCAACTGGCTTATCGGTAGACAAAAACACGCGCATAAGGCTTGGCTTGATAGCTCGAACTGTGTCGCGTACTTTAGTAGCAACTACCTTCGATCTGCCGTCCTCTTGGCCAATATCCACTTCGCCATCAAAGTAGCGTTGTGCTTTAATCCTATCTTCTGCTATTTCGCTTTCAATGAAGTCAACAGCATCTTGTACAGCATTCTGTACAATGCCTTCAATCTTCGTTTTATCCATGCGTTCTGGCTTCATTTATATTTCCTTATGGCATTTCTGGCAAACTTTGTTGAGCTTCTTTTATTGCGCTTTCAGAAGATGGCCCTAAATATACAGAAAGAGCGTTAAGTAATTTGTTTTTTCCTTCTTGAGACATCTTTGGATTTCCAAGTATTTCTGAAATCATATTACTTATATCTCTTCTTTGCGCTCCTCTAGCAATAGCCTGAGCGCCGCTTCCTACTCCAACAGCCGTTGCGCCCACAGCCGCCGCGCTAAGAGGATCAATCAATCCAGTGTAAGCCGCACCTCCTGATACCGCAACTCCTGGCAATCCAACAATTTTTCTAACATTTCCAACCCACATTGCAAAATCTTCTAATTTACTTGTTTTTGCCGCATCTCTAATTGCTTTTATTTCTTGAGAGCTAAAACTACTTGCTTTTCCTTTTTTAATTTCTCTTGCCGCAAATTGACTTAATTTATTTTGCAATTGTTTATATTGATTTGCATTTAATTTATTAAAATTAATAGAAGCCAAATCTAAAGCTGTTGATAATTCTTCTGCATTTGATGCACTTCTATAAAGAGAATTTGCCGTTTTAAAATCTTGACCTAAATATGAACCAAATTTTTCTTCATACTTTTTGATCATTTCACCTATTATTTTTGATTCTGTACCAGATGCGCTACCCATTGATGCCGCTTTTTTTGCTTGTCTACTAGCGTCATTAAGCAGTCTCCAATCAGCCATCATGTCAGCGCCAGATAGGTTTCTCTGATAAAATCTTTCGCTAATTTTTTCCCAAACTCCTTTTGCTATTGTATATTTGCTGTCAATATCAGTAGTTTGAGATCCAGTTAGATTATTGGTTTTTGTGCGCATCCATCCTTTTTTCTCAAAAACAGGAGACAATTCTTTTATAAATTCATCAGCGTTTTTTGATGGCGCAACAATAGATTTGTTGTCCTCAATTGAAGTATAAATGTCTGATGCAACATTTTTCATCTTTCCAGCTTGCAAGTTTCCTTGATTTATTATTTCTTGCAATTGTTTAGATGGATCAAACATGCCTTTAATTATTTTTAAAGCGCCAAATGGAGAAAACGCTCCGGTCATCCCTGCTAACGTTCTTGCCCAATGCGGGGCTTTACCGTTTGTAACCTCAACTAATCCTTGTTCTGCCAATCCTCCAGATGTAGAAGCAATTGCTTCACCGGCTAAATTTCTACCTATATTTTGAGTTCTTGATGCAAGACCAGCGGCAGGAACAGCAGATCCACCAACGTATTCTCCAACCTTTCTTGCAAATCTTTCAGATTTAGTTGTTGGCGCTATATCAGAAAGCCTTTGTCTACCTCGTAAATCTTGAGGTGCTTCCATTATATTTTTAAAAAACTCAGATCCACCAACAGGATTTTCAATTGGATCCATTCCAAAATATCCGCCAACTTTGTTTATGCCTCCTGTAACTAAATCAACAGGCAAACCCATAACGTTAGATGCGCCAACATTTGCGCCAGCAACAAATTGAGTTGCAAGGCCTGTTTCCGGCATATTTTGAGAAATCTTAATTGCATCTTTAGCGTCAAATGCAGTTATATCTTGAGGAACATCTGATCTTGGATCTTTAATGCGAAAAGTTTTTGGCGCCCTTGTTTCAGATTGAAATTTTTTAATGGCATTCTCTTGTGAGTCAGACCATACTTGAACGGCTTCTCCATTATCTGGATTTGTAATTTTATATATAGGCATTAATCAACCTCTTCAATTGTAAACGCAACGCCGTCTTTTTTAAATTGCTTTGGGCCTTTCCCAGATGCGCCTACTTGATCGTCATAATCTTTTGGTAAAGGCGCAACAAGTTCATTTTTCATTTTGACTAGTTCACTTCTTAATTTATTTAGTGCATCTGATTTATATCCATCCAACGTACCGTTATCTTCAAACCATTGCATTTGGTTAGTTCGTTCTTCTACAAATGCCATTGCTGTTTCTAGCAACCTACGAGTATTTCTAATGTTTACTTCTGTTGGTTGCCTTAAATCCCAAGCCCTGCGTAATAAATTTTCTCCTTCACGCTCTGTAAATTGAGCGCCAAGAGTTTCTCTCAAAGTTCTTTGAACCACAGATGCTACTTGATTTCTTGCATCCAAACTTTTTGGATCAACAAGTGCTAAAGCCCATTCAGGCAACAAACCTTTTGAAATTCCAGTTTCTACCTCTCCAGACTCTAATGAATCAACAACACTTTTAAGTGTATTTATTTGTTGCATTTGATCAGGAAGTTTTTCTAGATTTTCTGTATACGTTTTAGCAAAAGCCTTATCTCTTTCTTTTCCAGCTTCTCCAGGAAAATTAACATTTGTCACAGAAGCAGTTGATTTAGTGTATGGGCCACCTATTATTCTGCCACTTGTATTGCTAACTTGGATTCGACCACCTGTTAATGGATCGTGTCCAATTGCTTTGTATTCTTCTGCAGTAAACTCTCTAAATGTTTCTTCAGGCTTTTTGGTAAATTCAGCATATGCTTTATCAAAATCTAAAGTACCAGTAGCTACTGCCTCTGCAAGATCCCTTCTGCCTTTGCTCAATAACCAGTTAGCGCCATCAATAGCGCCTTTGCGCTTTTGAATGCTTTGCATTTGACCTTGCAAAAATTGCCCCCATTGCTGGTTCGGGAATGTGCTTAATGAGTTTAGACCAATAGCTAATGCCAATAAAAATTCTTGGTTACCAAAAGTCTTTTGATAATGATCTTGAGAACCATAATTTCCAGAAAGTCTTTGTTGTGCCTCATTCAATTCGTCAGCTTTTACTCCAGTGTTTTGGCCGTTATATAAAACATCGCCGCTACCATCTTTTGCGTAATCAATTAAATCAGATTTGAGGCCAACGCCTCCGCCTGGTTTAAGCCCTAATCTGCTTTCCTCTTCTCCAAGCCCATATTGATCAATATTTTGATTTTCTTCAATGTATTGAACTGGTGCCATAACTGGATCTATTGGAATTGGATTAGACCCATCAACAACGTCCCTAGGTGCGCCACTTATTTGCCTTTGTTCAACTCCTGGCTGTCCAAGTAATCCAGAAAATCTAGTTGGATTCATGCTCTCGTTTTCCATAGCAGACATGTAACCTGCTGGCGATCCAGATCGATAATCAACTCCAGCCTCTCGATCAATCCGAGGCTGTTGGCTTTGCGCCCTTATCATTTCAGGCGAATATCCAGTAGGGGATCCAGTAACATTTTGAACTGATTGAGGCTGAGATAAAGCCTGCAATATACCTGTCATTACAGGATTATTTGCAGACGAAGTAGGCATTGATGCCTGCGATTGATTGGAAATCCTATTTCGCCTTCTGTTTACAATATCATTAGCAAGAGAAGTAGCGTTTTCTCCTAATAAAGACAATCCTGTAGTATTAGGCTGAGGAGGAACAACTGTTCCTTGACGTATCATTTGACCATCAAATCCAGACTGATATCTTGGTTGTGGCTGACTAGGAATTGTTAATTCAATTGGATCAATCGTTAGCTCATTTGGCATTTGATTTTGGATTTGATTGTCAGCCTGATCTCGCAAAGTTCCAAGATACTCATAATCAATTCCAAGCCTATTAGCCATTTCCATTCTTGCGCGTTCTTGCGCTAAATGAGCTAACCTGTCTCTTCTGTTTCTTTGTAAATCTTCTTCTGTTATTGTTTCAGCAAATGAATCTCGAAAAGTAGCCATTATCTAGCCTTTTAAAAATATTTATTCAAAAACAGTCCTAGTCCGCTTGTATTAACTGGATCCAAGCCAAAATTTGTTGGAGCTTGAAAGTCATATGTATTAGGCATCATTGCATTGCCACCTGTTTGAACTGGCATCTTTAAGCCTGGTTCTGATATTCCTCCAGCACTAAGAGCATAGTCAGTTGCAGGATTTTTATTCTTCATAAATGCATTTGCGGCCATTTGAAGCCCATTGCCATCTAACTGCTGTTCTGTAAATTCAGCTTGAGGAAGTTGCCTTGGTTGTATGCCTAACAAGCCAACTGGCTGTTGTTGTGGAGCCACAGCTTTATTAGCTCCTATAATATTTTTCCCAACGCCAAGTTGATTTGGATCTGTATATAACCCGTAAGGATCAAAAGGATTAATCATGTCTTATCCTGCAGAATAAATTTTTGAATAATTAACTCTCAAATATCCATCATCCCCTTTAACAACAAATTCTGGATTGATTTTTTGAACTTCTTGAGCCAAAACTCCAACGGTTGGAAACTTATCTGCGCCGATAGCTTTACCAATCTTGTTCCATGCCCATTTGTACAGATTAATTCCGTTAGGAAGTTTTCCTATTTGCTTAATGTCTTTTTTAAGCCTTACGTCTGAAGTTGGAAACATTCCAGCTTGGGCGGCTATGCCTGCTATTGTAGATAGCATATTAAATAACCCAGGGCTTCCGCTTTGTGTTGTAGTGCTACCCATAGGAGTAGCTCCAATTGCGTTAGATACATAATTTATTGATGCCGCAGGTGCGCCAGTATATCCGGCGTATTGTTGTTTTGCCGCGTCTATCAATGCCTGCTGAACGCCTTGCTGTAGCGCGCCTTGTTGCATGAGATTTTGCTGTACCGTCTGTCCCATGCCAAATCCAAGATTTGAAATGTTAGCAAGCTGGTTAGCGGCGGCTAGACGTTGTTGTTGCCCTTGCAATCCTGCGCCAACGTTATATTGTTGAGCCGCCATTTGGTTCTGAATATCGGCTAATGCGGCCTGTTGCGCATTTTGGAATCCAGCCTGCCTTAATCCGGCAGACGATTGAGCCAACTGTTGTGCGACATTTCTACCTAATTCTGCCTCCATAACACCATGTCTAGATCCACCAAAAGCTCTAGCGGCTTGCGCTTGTGCGCCAAGATTGTTTATCCCCATCTGAGCGCCACGAAGAATATCAGCCTCATTAGCTTGGATAACTTCATTCGTGTATGGATTCATGTATGGAGCAATATTCGTAGTAGCTAATTGCCCAGCCTGCACTTGCTGTGGCGTGTATCCCATACCTTGTGCCGATCCAATTCCAGCGCTGTATACTCCCTGCGCGGCGGCTTCATTTACATTTGGAACTCCTGCGCCAGCCATATTATTTTCCTTTACTTAATATATATCTTTAGTATTTTCTAGGATTTTGATAATTGTAATAATGAATCCATTCACCAGTGTTTGGATCGTAATCAGAAACCAATCCATCTTCTCTACTTTTTACCAGTAAGTTATTTCCAAGAAGTTCCCACCCATAAGGAATAAATGAACCTGGCGCTTGACCACGTCCTGGAATAAAACTGACCCCTGAGCCAGCAACTGGAGCTATAGCACCTATTGGATTAAGCGATAAACCGCCAGGGCCATATCCAGTTGTTTTAGTTTCAGGAGAAGCATATCCAGGATCTGCCTGATCAGGCTCATTATATGGATCAACAAACAATTTGTTGTATTGAGCAACCTGTCCAGGCATCCTTGATTTATACTCAGCTAGAGCTTGCTCGTACAATGGGGCAGATGAATATGCTTTAAGACCGCCTTCAAATGTTTGTGGCTCTGGAGCCATGCCTTGCATTGCAGTTACAGATCCTCTAGGAACTAATCCGAACGCCTCTGCGGCTCCTATGTTTGCATTAAAAGCCGCCTCTTGAGTAGGATTAAAAGCGGCTATATCTGGGCCAAAATACGGCTGATATCCAATCTTTTGAGCAGTTTCAGCCCTTTCTAAGTTTCTTTGAGCATAAGGCCTCATCCAAGCTGGCATTTCAGTTGTTGAAGTTCGGCTTCCGCCACCTTTTCCGCCACTCATCTAAATCTCCCTTTTAAGCGTTGTAAACTGGTAATCCCAGCCTAACTTTTCTAGTACCTTTTCCCATCCAGGCCTTCCAGCTATAGTCATGACGGTACAGTTATTAGCCTTAGCAAACTGAGCAAATGGCTCATTTAGCTGTAAAATTTCGTTAAGCGTACCACCAGCTAAAAAAACGTGAAAGTGTTTTTGTCGAGGAAATTCAACAAATTCTGTTACCGCACAACTGTTCTCAAGAGGCCACAACTGATAACGGTGGCCAAGAACGCCGAGAGCAATATCGTCAAAACTGTGAGTGTTGCCAGAGTAAGCCAAAGCGTTTTCAATCCAAACTTTGCACCTGACAAGCTCTTCTGTAAGAGTGTTTCTAGCATTATTTGTCATTAAGCTATGCTTTTTATCATCAAAGTTACAGATGGAACTGCTGGGCAAAATGTTTCTGCCGCGTATGATTTCAAGGCTGTATCTAGGTCATCTACGGCAAACATTGCCTCTAAATAGTCATTTGCAGATACATCGAATATGGCCGCCCTTGCTATGGTTTTTGCCTCATCGTTATCGTGCATAGTTATTCTCATGGTGGAACCAGTTACGTCAGTTCCGTTTAACCTTGGCCAAAACCAAAATGTTTTTGCATTCGATGACTGAGAATTTAGTTGTGCAGTAAAGTGAATGTAGTATTTTCCTGCTTTTTGAAACACTATTCTACTGCTGGGACTGCCTACTGATATATTTTTTGAATATGCCGTTTGGCCCCAAGTTATAGCCGTTGCGGTGTCAATTGCTCCTGCGGTTTGATCGCTAAAATCTAAAAATGCGCCATATCCATAGCCCATGTATTCATTGTCACCATAGGCAAGAGGAACCCATTCTCCGTCAAGAGAAACCACAGGATGCTCAATTGAGCGATCCCACATGAGAACGCCATCTTCTGCGGCTGAGTCTCCGTTGGTTAAACTTCTTAGAACATCTCTTGTCCTAGTTAAGAATGCATTTAACCTTTCGGCCCATATCTGCCAATTTCCTGTATTTGGATTTGGCGGTAGAGGCGAACTCAACGGTTACCTCCTGGCTTGGCCTCGATCCTCATTACGCCAGACCTCCAAGCAGTATTTCTCGCGCCGTCAACGCGCATCCTGACCTGCCTCCCGCTAAACCTAACGTCAGTAGGATTTGACATGGTATACGGCCCAAACGACGATTCTGAGTCATTTGGATAAAACCTAGTTTTAAATGTTACGGTCACGTCACCTTGTGTTTTCTCGTCAGGTATAAGGCTTGTAACTTTCATTATGTTATCGCCAGCGCCAAGGCTTATCGGGCCGGTTTCGGCAAAAACATCATAAGATCCATGCCCCAATTGCTCACTTAACTCTTGGTCGTAAATGTTTCCACTCGCGTCAACCCATATTGGATTTGTGAAAACTCCCCTATCAACGCCGCAAGTCCTGTCGATTTCTCCTATTTCCCAGTGCTTTTCAAGGTAATCAAAAGCTACATATTTGTTGTTCTCTAATGAGTCATTGCTTGGATAGAACCACCATATTTCGCCATACTGACTGTTATGTACAGCGTATGTCTTGCTTATTTGGTTTTTGTTTATATCAGCAAAAACATAATCAGATACGTCACATGGAATCTCTCTTGCTATAGATCCATCGAACATAAAGAAGCCTCTTGCCCCCATCCAAAAAGCGCCATCGTCAATTGACGCTATTGCTTTTCGAGATACAAGACCGCAAGCTGTTCCAACTCTTTCAAACCCATAAACAAACGGTGGCCCTTGATAAGTAGCAGAATGAGCGTCGTTATCAGTTACGATCAAAGTTTTACCTCTAACTCTAGCGGCGGCCATGATTTGGCCATTTGTCTGCAACTCAATGTCGCCAGCTTCGTTTGTAGCGTCTGGAGTCCACGTCGTGTTGTCTTCCCTATCGCACCACTGCACCTTTCTCGGATTACTACCTGCTCCAAGAGCAAATAAGAATCTTTCTTCTGTAACTATCAATCCTAAGTTATCAACAGGTGCGTTTGATATCTGAGCGGCTACAACTCCAGTATCAAGTTGCCACTCATATAACTTGCCATCTTGGGGAGAACAGGCGACGAGATACTCGCCCCAGTTATCCAATGACCAAGTTGTGGCCTCCTGAAATACTCCAGTATTTGGTCTTTCAACTCCGTAGTATCCAAGACCATAATATCCACCTCCATATCCAAGATTGACTGCGGCATCTTCTGATCCTGCAGTTAATCCAGATGGAGTAATCTCAACTACAGTTCCAGACGCATTAACATGGAACAATTTTGCATAAGTTCCGGCAACTATGTGGCTGTCATCTGAGTTATCAACCCAAGAGTGCATTCCTCTGGCGGCGGCATCAAATGCAGAAGAAACTCTGGTAGACCAACCGCCTACAGGCCTCATCGAGCCGTTATGCCAGCGCACTAAACTTGCATCTCGCCATCTGTTTGATTGCTCAAATTCTGTGCCGTTTCTAAAGACTCCGGCCTGTATCTGTAGTGGTATTAGAGCCATTTGTTACTTCCTTATTAAATCTATCACATGACCTAACATATCAAATTCGTGCCATTTAACTGCCATATTGTAAGATTTAGGCATAGCGTGATGATTGTTGTGATATGCGCTATCTAACAGTATCGGTATTGGCAAATTCATCGATTTATCGTTAGTTTCAAAGTTTCTGTATCCAAATTTATGCAGTATTACGTTAGTAAATGACGACATATGGAATGCGTAAATAACAGGCAAAACAAACAAATACAAAGTCGCCTTAAAGTCAAAAAAGCTAGAAATAATGATAATTGACCAATATATTTTGTAATAGTGTTTATTTGTGTTTTTGTGTATTTTGTCCTTTGACAGTCTTTTTATTGTCTTTTGACATATAACAGAGTTTTTGTCAGTACCTATCCAAAACCAAGTCCTAAACCATGAGCTTGCTGGATGCGGATCTCCTTCTTGATCAGCGTTCTTATGGTGAGTAACATGGTTTGCCGCCCATACCATTGGCGGCCCTTGCAAACACATAATTGATAAAAAATTTAATATTTTCTCAACAAAAGAGCTAGTTTCAAAAGAATGATGAGCTAAATATCTGTGACAATAAATTCCTATGCCTAAATGGGCGAACAAAAACACTCCAGCGACAGTTAGCCATAAGAATTTAGCGTCAAAATATAGAAAAATGCCTACTATCCCGATTAAATGTATGAGCGCCTGAGATATAAGTAATTTATGGTGCTGTTTCATGTTATCTAAACCAAGGCCCGACAATCCATGTAACTATGCTACGCCTTATGCCAGACTTTACTGGCTCGACTCCATGATTTATAAAGCTAGGAAACGCAATAACAGTTCCTTTTTTCTGTTCAGGATAAGTTTTAGAATGGCCATTTTGTAAATAAAACTTACCTCCCTCAAAATCATCATTTAAAAAAGCAAGTACAGTTATCTTTCTGCATTCCTTTTCAGATGGGACAAGATAAGTGTCAGGATGACAAACATAATGGCCATTTACATCATATCTTAAATATTCAGATTGATTGCTATGGGTAACATCAAAATTCCAAGAACGCTTATTAATATTAAATCCAATTCCTGTTAGCGTTGCTCCAATACCAATTTCATTTGTTATCTGTATTTTGTTTACATCACGAATACTAAGATCAACTAATCCATTTTCTCCACTTGTAGTACCTCCAACAAATGCTTTGTGAGATTCAGATAATTCAAATTTTTCAATCATTTGATCACAAGCTATATCAGCGATAGCATTAGGCACATACCAATATAATAATTCGTTATCATTTTTATCATCATCAATTTTGTGATGCGATAATTTTTTTCTACGATCAAATTTTTCTTCTGAATATTTTCCGTTTTGATCTACATAATGTAAAAATATTTGCGCTTGCCATTGTCCTTCAAAAGCATCTCTCCAATGAGGAGCAACGCCTCCCTTGTAAACAACAGCGTCTCCTACTTCCATTTCTATTTTATTAACATCTTTGACTCTAAATATTTCGTCAAATTCCCCAATAATCCCTTGATCTGTTTCCTTTCCTGGATTTGCTATAAATATAGGCCAAACATTTTTGTCAAAACCAAGAGTAATAGTTGCGCTGTACTCGCAAGCCGGTCTATCCGTGTGACATAACAAAACTTCTCCATTAAGGTAATACCTAGCATATGCATATGTAGGAAACAATTTTTTCCCAACTTCTTTTTCCATAAACGGAGTAAATTCTTCTAAAACCTTGTCTAAAATATCATGTTGGTGGCTTGAAACAGACGAGCTTTTTGGGCATTGCCCATCGTCCATACCAATATTATTTTCTGAACATTGTCTTAAAAAATTTGTTAAAAAATTGCATGTTTCAATGTGCATTGCATCTTTAATGTGTTTAAAGTTTTGTTCCATAAATCCTTTCTATCATTTCATCAATTTCTATATTAAAAATTAACTGAATCATCTTTCTTGTATTTTTTCTGACGTAATGTATCAATCTTCTATCTTTGTTGCCTTTTTTGATATTTTCTTCTGCCTCAATATCTGGCAATACTGAATGTATTTTTTGAGGATTGAGTATCCATACGTCGCCAGGCTTAGCGCAGAATCTGTAAACAACATCAAGATTTTCAGGTTTTACGTTGTAATAAGTGTCGCCACCATCGGTTGTCCATCTGTCGTCGAACTCATCTTTGCCCTCCCAGAACGATGTAACTTCATTGTTTGTGCTTAGATAAAAGTTGATAACAGACTTGTCTTTTGTGTGTAAATGAGGACTTAGCAACTTTAAGTCGCTAATAGATGAGTCAATACAAAAATCTCTTACTTGCGGTAAGAGATTTAAGTAGTCGTCAACTTCTAACAAATTTCGCCTAATTAAACTTGGCCTGTTAGATATCTTTAGCTTTCCATGCTCGCTTAATATCTGTCTATCCCGATCCTCTGGAATTGGAAAACTGATATCTAGCTGTTTGGCGTACATCAAACAAATTTTATACCAAAACAATCTTGATTGGCGGTAACCGTTGTATCAGATGATTTAATTTTTAATTGAGTTGGATTTGTAATCGTTTGTCCGTTTACTGACAATGATCCATTGCAAAACATAATTTTTGTGTTAACCGGCAAGTTCTCTGAGCTTCCTGCGGCCAAAAACCACTTCTCGCAATCTGGCAAATAATTGTTATTTTCTTCTGCCGCTATGCACCAAACTTCAGTATCGCCAACAATTCCATGACTTACCGTTCCTGAAAACGTTAAATCATCTGGAGTTACCCATGATCCAGTATGCCAATCTGGTAATGCCTCATTTGTAGACATTACGACGTTATTTACCATCGAGCCTTTAGTGAAATAGTTAAACCATTTTCTATTGGCGGCATAAGCTGGAAAATATGGCTCTGCATCTTTAAATATATTGTTATATACAAGAAAGCCAAATGCTCTATATACTTTCCTTTGCATTTTTATACCTCCACCGATGGAATTTGCTCTTCTGGAGAGTTATTAACCAAAAGGTCTGAAACATTAAAAGTTTTAACCTGATTAACCATATTTTTATATGAATTAGTTTTATCAGAATTACTTTTAAGAGATTCTTGCCTTTCAAATTCTTGGCACATACCCATTCCACATCTAGCCAACTCAGTCATTACTTCTTCTGTAGTGCTTGCGTCAGGCCACATTAGTACAGGCTGAAATGCAAATGATCTGTAATCATCTGGATTGTTTGATTTTGTAGTATCAGAAGCAAATGAACAAATTAATGATCCACTTTCTTCGTCAAAATCTATTATTTTTACTGTAACTGTTTGCATAATGTCCTCTTTTTAAGAAACTTGACCTAATCTTGTTCCGGTTGCTGGATATGTAACGTATGGATTTCCTACCAAATAATAGCCTCTTGTGCCTCCACCGGCTCCGCCCCTTATAAAATCAGGAGCAAACCCAGGCCCACCATTTCCTGGGCTTCCACTGTTACCGTTAGCGCCTTGTCCGCCTCCAGATCCCCCTGGCCCTCCTGGCCCACCATATGATGGGTTATCTGTTGTTCCGGCACCTCCGCCTCCGCCACCAGTAGGCGATCCACTGCTCCCTGGCGCACCGTTAGCTGTAGTATTTTGGCCGCCAGTAGCCCCAGATCCAGCATTATATCCTGCTCCGCCGCCTCCGCCGCCGCCACCATAAATGACGACTGTTGGGCCTCCTTGTTTTGGAGGCCTTGGTTTAGTTCCAGCGCCACGTCCTCCGCCACCTCCTCCACCACCGCCTCCGGCAAGCGTTCCATTGTTGGTAATAGTAGTTGCAAAATTAACATAAACAGCATTGCCGCCATTGCTACCACCAGACGCATTCTCTGGCCACGGTGGGTTGCCGCCTCCTATACCGCCGTTTCCTGCCATCCCAATAACAGTTCCGTTGTTCACAACTGTTACAGTGTCTCCCGATGTAAAACTTCCAGGGATTGAAAGTGCGTAACTTCCTGTAGAAGTTGATCCTACAAATACTCCTGGATTGATAGTCAATGTGATGTCAGTAGATCCTGCAGAGTATCCAGGATTACCAGAAACATTACTCCAAAGATCGTAATTTTGAGTATTTCCACTAATTGTTAATGGCAATCCAACTCTATTTTGAGCGCCATAAAAATTTCCTACAGCTATTTGACCAGAAGTAGGTATTGAAGTATTTGTTGGTGAGTCTGGAACTTTTCCGCCGCCTCTATAAAACTCGCTCATAGAATGAGGCGCAGTATCCGAAAACTCAGAAGCTATTTGACTTATACTTATAGTCCCGCTACTTGGTAACGCCATTTATCTATCCTTTACATTGTGCCGTATGCGGTCACGTTGCCAACAACTGTAAGATTTCCAGAAGCATCTAGCTTCATTTTGTTTGTACCGCCAGTTGCAAAATACAAAACGCCAGCAGACTCAGTAATCGTCCAATCGCCAAAATCAATTGTAGGTATATTTACAGTTCCTGTAAAAGTTGGGCTTGCAATTGGAGCTTTTGCGTCTATCTGAGTTTGTATTGCCGACGTAACTCCGTCAGTATAATTTAGCTCAGTAACAGTTGCGGTAATGCCATCTAACGTATTTAGTTCTGCGGCAGTAGCAGTTACTCCATCTAGAATATTAAGCTCTGCGGCAGTCGATGTAACTGCAACTCCATTAACTGTAAGAGTTGATAGATTTGGCGCAATCGCCGTTGTTCCATCTAGCAAATCATCGAGAGTATCTAAGTTAGTATTTAACTTGGTTCCCCAAGTATCTTCAGATGCGCCGACTTCTGGTTTAGTGAGGCCGTAAGTCGTCGTTGTAGTATCAGCCATTTTTCACTCCTTT